AACTTACCTAGTACACCGCCTGCTCCAGCAGCTCCTCCTAGGAAGCTAGATAATGGACTTGCTGGTGCACCACTTTGTTGATAACCGACTGTTGTTACAGGTAATGCTCCCGGTTGTATCTGTGCTAGTTGTTGTCCCACTAGCCCTAATCTTGTAAACGGTTCAAACTGTGCCTCTCTTGCAGCGATCTGTTGTGCATCTAATTGTGCCTGTGCAAATCCTTGATCAGCCTGACCCATCTGTTGTTGGAATTGTGCAAGACCTTGTCTTGCTGCTAGATCATTTGCTGCCGCTGCTTGTGCTTGTTGAAATCCTTGTTGTAATAATTGTGCTTGTAATCCTGCTCTACCTAATGCTGCTTGGTTCGCTGCTTCTGTTGCCTGTATACCTTGTCTTGCTCCACCAAAAGCTCCAGCACTTATAGCTGCATCTCTTAATCCTGTTTGTTGTATCGCTTGTTGTCTATCAAACTCTGCAAGTGTAGTATCAATCACCTCTTGTTGATAAGGTGACATAAAAGGTTGAAACGCTTGTGGTCCAACTAAAGATCCTAATCCTGCTGCTGCAGCCGATGCATCTTTTTGTAGTTGTGTCTGTGCTGCAACTTGTGGATCAAATTTTGTTGTATCTATTTGTTGACCAATAAGTGGTGTTAATTTTTTAGTAAAGGCTGTAAGCGCGCCTTCCAGTACCGGTGCCGGTAATACTTGTGTTTGTTCTACTGCCATTATGCTCTAGCCTCTAGGTTGTTCATTAAATCATACATACGCTGTGCGCCTTTGTTGACACTACCACCACCTGCTGCTCTAACTGCATCAGCAGTCATTACAAATTCGTTTTTAGATAATCGTGCTGGCACGTCATCTGCTTTCTCTTTTTTGCCTATCGGCACAAAACCACCTTTTCTTAAATCCATCTCTTTGCCACCAAAGTCTAACATACCACCTTCTGCTAAAGATACAATACCACCTTCTTTTAATCCTAATTCATCAAATGTCTCTATTATATCATCTTCTTCAAAACCAGATACTTCCATAGCAAATCTAATTGCATTTCTTCTAGCCTCTGCAATTGCTGCCTCGTCTGCTCCTGCCTGTGCTAGTTCTGCTGCTTCTGTTGCATTAAACTCTCTCAATGCTTTAGTTGCTTCTGTAAATGCTAGATCTCCTGTACCTTGTGCTGCTGGAAGTGCAACAGCTTTACCTAATTCTTTTAATCCTGGGAATCTTGCACCTTTTTTACCTGCTTCAAATAAAGCTCCTGGGTCTCTACCAAATTTTCTAAATGTTTCTCCAGTTCCTGTAACGACGTCAGATAAAGTTGCTATACCTTCTCTACCAATATTTTCTGCACCTTGTAAAAATCCTAATTCTCCAACTGGACCTGTTGGAGGTGCACCACCAGGTAAAGCCATTATTCCTGCTTCTCTAGCGGTTGTTGTAGGAACTTCAATACCCTTTCTCATACTACCAGCTACTTCTGGTGAACTTAATGCTCCAGTTGCACCAGCTATTGCAGCTGATAATAAATTTAAATCTTCTGCCTCTGGATCTGATAATCCTTGAGCTAATAGATTTGATCCTGATGATAAAAGAGCTCGACCAAGTGGCCCTGCAAAAATACCAGTAGCTGGTACCATAAAAGGCACTGCTGCGGATAAAAATGGTAAAGCTGGTCTTAATTCTTTAGGTATAAATTTTCTACTGACACTACTAGTAAAACCTAAAAACTCGTCTTTAAGTTTTTTTTGTGCTTCTTTACGCTTTTCGTTTAATTCTGATAATATACCCATAATCTTCTAATTTACTTGTTTTTTGTTCAATCGTCAACGATCCTATATATTAGTTTTACCACCCAAAGCACCTGGTCCTACTACAATATTGACACTTCTAGATATATCGTCTTGTGTAGTATCAGTTACTGGGCTATTTACATCTTCTTCTGCCTCTTTATCAGAAAGATATTCTCTGCCTGTTTTAAGGTGTTTTATAGTTACCTCTACTCTTGGCTTATAAACTTTGACTGTTTTTCCATCTATTTTTTGCTCTGAGTATCCTTCTTCTTGCTCTACAAATGGCATTATCTGTCCTCCCTATTTATTTCTAATATAGATGCAATAACATCTGTTGCACCACTACTTGCCTGCACTTTTAATGCTTCGCTTTCTTTCATAATTAATGGTTCTGTTAATACTTGTTCTTTTTCATTAGCAGACAAACTAACCTGATTATCCACTACAAATATATTAGAACTAGCATCAACTAAAGTAACTTTAACTACAGCTGAACCTGCCGCGTCTTCTGCTATTAGTAAAGACTTTACAATAGCTCTAGAGTTTGATGGCACTGTATATAGTGTTGTTAAATCTGTAGTTGTTAAACTTGTTTTTTCGTTTTTATATATATTTGCCATTAACCTAATCCTAACCAAGTAAATCGTTCTTGGTCTTCTTTTTGTTGTGTTAAATATGTTGAGTTTAATTGTTCTATCAAAATAGATAACGCTCTGTTTATTTGTCTTTGGTTATCTTCACTGTATTCTTTTTTAGGTTCTGGTAATCTTACTACTATCTTTGCCATTAGCCTCTCCTTCCATCTGGTTGTAGGTCCACTTGAAACGTACCGAATCTCCACGATTCACCGGCCCCTGTGTTTTCTATTTTAATATTTGCATAACGTCCTCTAGCTCTAGTGTCAACTTTAGTTGTGCTAGATGTTATTGTAAAAGGACTTAAGTTTGTAGCTGTGCTATCATCAGCTGGAAAATCTTTTACAGATAAAGTAATTTGATTGTTACCAGTCAATACTTTAAAATTAGGCAAAAATCTACGCATAGCTAAAAACACCTCACTTTGATCTTTTTGTAAAGAAAAACTAAAAGACTCAACAAAAGATGTTAGAGCTGTTGTACTACCATCAGGATTAATCTGATCTGTTCCAATTTCGTGTTCAAAAAATACAGTTTGGCCTAAACCAGTTTCTCCCTGAATGACCGGAAATGTTCCTGTGTTAGAACTATTAAAAGCTGTTGCATATGGTTTTGGATATACAAGTGAATCAATCCAAGTTGTTCTAATAGAATTTGTATTTGTGCCAGTGTACCAATTACCCATTGGTAAATTAGCATTATCTTGTCCATAGTTATAAACTACATATCTATCATTAAATGTAGAGTTAGCTGTAGGATACCACCAAATAACTTCTGTAAATAGATTGTTTATACCTGCACAAACTTGTTGTCCTTTTGTTGTATCAATATCATCGTAAACATAATCTTCAACAGAACAAGGCAATGTATTAACTGTACCATCAAAAGAAAAGAACCCATTGTTACCCATCCAATATGCAACACCATCGATTTCGATTGCTGCATTTTTACCAATCAATCCACAGTTTGTACCAACTTGTTCAAATCCAAATGTAAATGGTGCACCTACAAATTTCATGGCATACAATGCATTGTCTGTCCATACTAGAATATTTTCTTTTGCGACTAACGCACCCATAATTTTGGTGCCATCTTGTAGTCTTTGTGTACCTGCTGTATTTGTTGCCTCCGGTGTATAGTTATTTATGTCCTCATCAACAGAGAATCTTATGAGCATATCATCTTGTGTTGATGGAGTACCTATCGTTAATTCTGTACCAAAATGAATTAAGTGACGTGTTGTTGGTGATATTAATGTAACTCTGGTTGCTGTTGGATTATTTGTTGTTTCAAAACCTGATGTGTTTGTCGCTGCTCTGTTACCTGTTGGATTTGCAGCTCCTGCATTCCAAGTAAATGTTTTACCATTTGCAATCGTTGCAACTAATACTTCACCAAAATTACTTAATGACCAAAGTCCTGGCTCAAGAGTTACTGTTGATGCCTGCACTGCACTACCAAATCCTGTAAAGTCAGTTGCATTTTGAGTTACAGAACCATCACTATGTGCTTGTCCGTTTGATGTACCAGCAGTTGCTGTTCCGTTTGTCCCTCTAGTAATACCTAAAAATTGTGTAGAACTTTTTGATGTGTACGTAATTAATTCGCTGTCTACTAAAATTGTTCCTGCGCTAGGAAAACCAGTTGTAGAGACTACAGTAACCGCGGTCCCCGATCCACCAGTACCAGCAGTGTCTGCTAGTAATGCTCCGTTTAAAGTTGTTTGTGAAACACCAGTAATTGTTCCGCCATAGTTTCCAATACCAAAACCATAACCGTAAGATTGCGCTGCTGGACCAATCACTTCATATGGAGTGATAGTTACAGATCCACCACTAGATGCTGAACCTGCAGTAGCCGCTTGAATAGTTAAAGTTGTAGAAGATGGCACTGACAATACTTGAAAGTTTATATTATCAAAAGTTGCTGTGGTCACACCGGTTGTACTACCAGGTAAAGTTGTAGAACTTAATCTAATTATATCTCCAACATTAATTCCGTGATCTGTTGATGTTGTTAAAGTTACAGTTGTTGTTCCATTAAAAGTAAAAGTTGCACCTGTAATTGCAGTTGCAAGAGGTGTTATATCAAATAGTTGACCTTCAAAATATAAAAGTAAAAATTTATCTGTACCAATAGCTACATATCTGTTGCCATCTGTATCAACAAACGCGTGTTGTTTTCTTGCTACACCCACGATTGTATCTGTTAAAAGAGACTGCCAACCACCAACTTTTTCTGGCAGACCATATCTAAATCTAACATTGTCTGAGTCTACCCAACGACCCTCTGCTCCTACTGAAGTATCTTGTTTATCTATTCCAGGAGCAAACTTAATTTTCGTAAGCGGCATTTTTTACTCCTATGATGTTACGTTGTATACGTATTGCCAACCTTTGGTTGCGTTTGTGTATCTTAACTTAATCGATTGATTATTAGTGACTAATTCTAAATTAGATGCAGCACCTCTTATAGGTTGACTGTTTCTGTTTACTGTTACTTTGTTAGTAGCAAAACCTCCACTTGGAGATACATCCATAATACTAACTTCATCACCCATAGCAGGTGACGCTGGTAGTGTAATTGTAACTTCTGCTGCTTGTGTATCTATTAATAAATTATCACCAGCCACTGCAGTGTACGCAGTAATAGAACTAGATGTAATTGCAAAGTTACCTTTTTGTAAAATATCTAATCTTGCGTCTGTGCCATTAGAATGAATTAACATAGTTGCACCAACAGGAACAGCAATTGGATTTGAAGATCCAGCCGTTTTAATACTTAATGTATATTTGTTAGCTGTAGTTCTATCTGTTGCATCTTGAACAATATAAACTCTAGTGGCTGTACCACCAGTTGTTGATGCAGGTATAATTAAACTAACATTTGCAGTCATTGTGCCTGTTAATCTTAAATATATATTTTTACCATCAGATGTTGCACCGTCTGATAAAAGCAAAGTTTTATCTGTACCAGCTGTCATCGCTACATCGACTACACCTGTTGCTGATTGTTGTAATATTTGTAAATTAGTATTTGTAATAGTTCCCCATAGACCAGCTTTCTCACCGGTTGCTACAAGTTCTAATGCTAAATCTGTTGAAAATGTTGATGCCATATATTATCCGTAAGGTTTAATTGGTGTCCAAACCATTGTTGCTCCTGGTACGATTTCGTTCCACGTTATAATTCCCGGTTCTCCTGTTCTTAGAGTCATAGCAGTGGCCGGTGCTGTTATACTCGCAGTTCCAACAATACTAACAGATCCACTACTTATAATCAAGTTGTTTCCAGATGCTGTAACATTCGCATTTGCTGATACTGTAACGGTCCCCGTTCCTAAAGTTAATGGTGTTTTAGGTGCTTCTAAATTTGCTGTACCAACTATTGTTACTGTTCCAATACCAAGTGTTAATGGAGTACCTGTAGCAACTTCCGTAACTGCGTCAGCTGCAATATTAGGATTACCTATACTAGCAACTAAATTATTACCTGTTGCTATAATTGTTACTGTGTTATCGGCTCCTACTTGAGATATAGGAAGTTGTGAGATTGCGTCAAAACCTAAATTCATAAATGTCCTTAAAAGGAGACAGGGGGTATGTGGTGGTGCCCTGCCTCCATCTAAGGATTATATCATCGTTTAAACCAAGAAGGAAGACCTAAATGAGGACGCTTGTCGAACATATTATCTTTCGCTCCAGGTGTCTTACGATTGTTATAATGCAGAAAAACTTGTACGCATTCTTTGCCTTTGAATTTTTCTCTCCAATGCTCTAGCTCACAACCGGAATAAACTAGCATATCTCCTTGTTTTAAATCTACTTTAACACCTTTTTTACCAACCTCTCCAGATGGCTCTAGATATATAGGCCAATCATCACCACCAAGATTCATAGTAGTTGATATCTCACAACTAAACCTATCCTTATGTCTTTTAAGTTCATCACCTTTTTTGTAAATTCGTGCATAGGTATATGCAGGGTATAATTTTAATCCTGTTGCTTTTTCCATACCTGGTTGACATTTAAGTAATAAAGTTTCCATGGCCATATTAGCATATTGAGAATAGGTGTTTGGTATTTGTTCATTTTCATTTTCATAATGACCTATTATATTTTCAAATGGTGAAAAGTATCTAGCTTGTTTACAAGTATCATAAACTTGTTTCTGCATTCTAAAATAATTAGCAATAAATACTGCTAAATCTTTTGATATTGCTTGCCGGATAACTGTATATTTTTTCTTTTTAAACATCTTTTGCCATTTCTTTTGGCACTGCTTGTATATTCCAATGTATAAATCTAAATGGTTCAATACCAAAGTCTACTGCATACTCGTGTTCTAAATACCCTGGAAATATAATTAATGTTCCAGGTTTTGGACGTAAATGAAATTGTTCGTGACCTGCCCATACACCTTTTAAGTCTGGTTTCATTTTTAATTTTGTACATCTTGCACCAGTCTTCGGTTCGTGAAATATAGGGTAAGAAGTTTTATCACTACATTTTAAAAAATAAAAACCTGATACGTGTTGATTCCAATGTATATGTGCTGAATGATGACCACCACCTTTTTTAGCAAACTCTTGTACCCATAACTCACTAAACATAGTTGTGTATTGTTGCATATCATAACCTTGGTGATCTAAATACTCCCAAGACTTTTGACCAATGTAATTTCTAAAATCTAAAAAATCATTGTCAGCTGTAAGTGGTGTTGAATGATATGATCTTCCAAAGTCACCGTGTTTTTTTATAAATTCTTTTTCTCTTT